GTGAAAATAGATAAGGATGAAAAGTTAGAATCATCATGCATGTTGCTTGGTGCGTCTATCGCTCGAGATGTTCGAGCTCAGATAGAAAGACGAGGGACCGAATTCGATCCTTTTCGCCTTATGACGCACACCTCCTTAAGCTCTGGTGCTTCTTTAGAATACACAAGAGAAAGCGGAGGGAAGTGGAACACGTTGGAGGATCATGGACCCAATTCATTCAGGACATTCCTAAACACGAAAGTTCGTGATCTAGGTTTGGAACTGGTGAACAGAGTGGTCTACGACCCTTACTCAAACGCTTTTTGTGACGAAGACAAGTCGGACCTTCCAGTCTGGAAGATCGCCTATCTCGAAACAGAACACCCTTCGGCAACATTTGCAGAAGAAATTATTGCATGGTATAAGCGCCCCGAAGACTCGGGGGACTTCGCCTCAGGTATTGATAACAGACTAGGAAGACTCTTGCTGGTCTGGTCAACTCTACAGAAGAGAGACTGGGAGTCCCAGCCTCTAACTGAGAGAGGAAACCTTAAGGTCAAAGTTGCCTTAGTTTCAGAGCCTGGAGGAAAACTCAGGCCTGTAACATCAGGGCCAGCTTGGTTATACTCCTATCTATCACCTTCAGGTCATATGATTGGAGATTTCCTAAGCATGATTCCTGGAGCCCATGTTGGACTCAAGGAGTCAGACCATCTATATCGATTTGGACAAAGCTTTTCGAATCACCATTCGAAGAAGAAACTTGACAATCTCTTCATAAGCACGTCTGATCTCACATCTGCCACTGACAGGGCAAGACACGACGCCTCGCAAGGACTGATGGTCGGATTAATCACCGGCCTGCAGGATGCGGGTTTGATCTCAAGATCGACAGCGAAGTATCTGATTGACTGCACCGAGTTGCTCTGCTCTCCCAGAGACGTCCAGATAAAACTGAGATGTCGGGAGCACAGAAGACTATCAAGTGAAGTCAGATCAAAACTTAGGAAAGTTGGAAGCAACCTTTATGAGTTCACGACAACCGTCGGTGTACTCATGGGTGAACCACTTACCAAAGCTGTTTTAACAGCATCAAGCCTCGCAGCATTGAACTGCGCGAAATTCGGAACAGGCAACGTGAAAGACTTGTTAGACCCACAAATGATCAGAAGAGTGCAAACTCAACAATTCTCAACTTGGGGTGAAAGGGCTATATTGCACTTTGGATGTGCAGGGGACGACCACACCGGGATTTCCCGAAGTGTGGAAACTCTCATGAACATTCCAAAGGCACTTGAATCCATGGGTTTTGAAATCTCCTGGGAGAAGTACAGAATAAGTAGACACTACGTGCACTACTGTCAAGACTTTGGTCTTGCACCAATGTACTCCTCGACAATCTTTG